GCTTTTGCCGTGAACATTCCGGCTGTTATGGAGGTGCTGACGCTGGCGTTGTTGAACGACCGGCAGAAGTTGTTTAAGGATGGCAATCCTTTGAACGGGTATTCAGATTTGTTCTATGCCACGAAAGATACGCTGGAGTGGGAGGGAAACAAGGCTGAATATTCTGTGCTTCTGCTTGAGGTCTTCCAGATGCTCGATGTCAGTTTTTTTACGGACGACGTTCTGGGTACGCTCCAGATATTCAGGACGAGCATAACCGAGAAAAAGAGAGAACGGAAAAAGAAGACGAGCGGACAGAAATGATATATTCCGTGAGCGAGGCTGGTGATATGGTGGATTTCCTCAAAGCCAACCCGTTCATGTCTCTGGAGACCTATATGTGGGGCGTGAGTGTACCGATGATAAGGCTGATGGCTTTGGACTACACGAGGGCGAAATATTTGTCAGATGAGGAGGTGGCTATGAAGAAAGCGAAAGACGTAGACCTCGACAACCTTAACAACGATTTCGGCGTTCCATTGTTTGAGTAGAAAGTAACAGATAAATCAACATATAAAACAAAATAAGATGGCTAACGGCGAACTGAATACATCTCTGAAAGAGGTCAATGATATGATAGGTAAGATTGACAGCAACGTCAACAAACTATCAAACAACTGGCATAAGTTTCTTTCGGAGAAACCCAATCTCTCTGCTTTGCAAGCGATAGTCGACCAGTACAAGCAACTTGGTGACTTGCAGATTGAGTTGTCGAAACATAGTGGTAGTGGCAGTGGCGTTCAACGAGGCAATATGAAACGCCTTGGTGAGAATATGGTAGACAATACCGAGAAGATACGCGCACAGTTGCAGAAACTTGGTGTTGACGCATCCACTGTCGGAGGCACGGTTGGTGTCTCATTTGCTACTATGGCGAGCGACATCACCAGAGCAATGCAGACGATTGGTAAGTCAGTTGACCTCACGCAGACATCAAACGACAAGTTGAATACAGCTGCACAGAAACTCGCCGAGGAGTTCCGCAAGGCTGCTGAAAAGGCCATGTCGGAGAAAGCCGTTGATGCCTCGAAGATAATCAAGACTGGAGTAGGTCAAGTTGGTACGACCGAAGCAACTCGCGGTTTTCAGAAGATGCACGATGCCGCCCGTCTTGGTTTACAGCCGAGCGAGGTAAACGTGGATTTTGTCGGTGCATATCAGCAAGCCTATGCTGAATTGCTCGCGACGCAACAGAAAGCCATCGACAAGCAGAGGGAGTTTGATGCTGAATTTTCCAAAGGAAAGCAACAGACCTCCGCTATTGCCGGAGTTGTAGAAAACTATGACAAGTGGGAGCAGAAACTCGCCCAGCTTGAGAAAGAGCAGATGGAACTTAACGTCAAGCAAGAGGCTGGCGTTATATCGGCTCGCGAGGCAGCAAACGAGCAGTCTCGAATCATCCGCGAGCAGAGAGAGGCGAAAGAAAACCTCGCTCGAATCAACAAGACTACCGAGCAAGCGGAGCGTGAGATGACGCAGAAACAAACTGCCGACATTCGCCGTCTCAATGACCTCTGGAATGACAATAGACGCATCCTTACTCGCGTTAAAGAGATAAACGGTAAGCCAGCAAATGAACGCACAGAGTCCGAAGAAAAACTGTTAGTCAAACTCAACGATACACTGTACATACAAGGAGAAGAACTTAAAAGATTACAGAACCAGTACCGTGGTGTTGCAGAAGCACAGCACGTTTTTTCAGAGCAGGCAATTAAAGACCTTGAGAATCAAATCAGGGCTGAACGGGACCTCGCGAAACAGAACGCTCCGAAAGTGTCTCTTGGTTCGACCACTGGTGATGTCACTACCGTATCTGGTGCTTATCGTACACAGATTAAGTTGTACGAGGAAGAGAACCGGCTTCTCCGCGAACAGCAAGCCATACGCAAGGAATTGCAGAATAGGTCAACAACTGATGCGGATGAGAAGCACCTTGAGTCTATTGACAAGCGACTGAAGCAAATCAAGAAAGACAGAGAGTCTATTGCCAACACTCAATTATTCAAGAGTGCTTCCGACCAAGCGAAACTCGATTATGCTGCAAAGCAAACTGGTGAGATACGCCGTCGCACGAATGAAGCGATGATGGCTACCGCTGCTTGGGCGAGAGAGAACGCTCGTGTTGCCACCACATACCAACAGTTGAAATTTGCTGCCGACAATATTCGTAACGTCCTCCAGAATACAGACCTCACAAAACTTGAGGCGAGACAGTTGGTAAGCGAATTGAATAAAGTTGAGAAGAAAATCCAAGACTGTGAAAAGTCTATGGGTACGTTTAAGGAGCAATCTCGCAGTTTGCTCGATACAGTCTCTCAACTTGCGATGGGCTTTGGAATAATGTTCTCGCTCCAAGCCGTATCTCAATTTGCTCGTAAGATAGTTGAGATACGAGGTGAATTTGAACTGCAAGAGGTTGCTTTGAAAGCCATTGTGCAAGACTCTCTCAAGGGTCAACAGATATGGAACGAGACGGTGCAAAACGCACTCAAATCTCCGTTCTCCGTCAAACAGTTGGTGACGTACACGAAACAGTTGGCTGCTTACCGTATTGAGACCGACAAATTGACAGACACAACCAAGCGTCTGGCTGACATTTCGGCTGGTCTTGGTGTGGATATGCAGCGTCTAATCCTCGCTTATGGTCAGGTGAAAGCCGCCGCTTACCTCCGTGCATCCGAGGTTCGACAGTTTACGGAAGCTGGTATCAATATGTACGGTGAACTCTCCAAATACTTCTCCGAGATTGAGGGTAGAGCCGTATCAACTGCCGACGTTGTTGAGCGAGTATCGAAGCGTATGGTCTCGTTTGAAGATGTTGCTGTGGTGTTCCAGCGTCTTACCGACGAGGGAGGCACTTTCTACAATATGCAAGAGATACAGTCTGAAACCGTCCGTGGTCAAGTTATGAAACTGCGTGATGCTTTCGACATTATGTTGAATGATATTGGAGAGAAGAACCAAGGTGTAATCAAAGGTATCGTTTCGGCATTACTCCAGTTGACAAAATCGTGGCAGAAAATAGAACCCATTATTATGGGTGTGCTTGGTGCGTTGCTCTCGTACAAAGTCTTAATACCGATGTTCAAGACGATAAGTAACGGACTTTCGGTGATGATAGCCAAAGGAATGACGCTCAACAAATCGTTGCAACAACAAGGCGTTATAGTTAAAGCCACTACTATCAACTGGAAGAAATTTAGGGTTGAAATGCAAATGGCAAATGCTCAAGGAACGGCATTTACTGTCAAATTAAACCTTTTGCAATATGGCTTCAAGACGCTTGGTATTGCCGCCAAAGGTGCTGGTCGAGCAATCAAGATGGCGTTTATGTCAAATCCTTTCGGAATAATACTCACTCTTGTCACATCTATTGCTGCAGTCGTTGCTGATATTGCAAGCAAGTCCGACGAGTGGTCTGCATCACTCAATAAAGCGATTGAGTCTTCTGCCGAAGAGGTTATTGATATGCAGACGAAATTCAACAAGTTGGCTCAAACGGCTGTGGGTTCGCCTGATTTCGATGAGAGAGAGAAAGCACTCAACTCTCTCAAGACACAGTTTGGAGAAATTCTTCCTGCATATATGCTCGAAAACCAGTATCTCGAAGAGAACGCTGGAAGATATGATGTTGCCGCGAAAGCCATCGAGAACTACGTCAATAAGAAGAATGAGGCAAAGGCTATTGACGATATGCGAAACGACCTCACAACTGGTGACGATGGTATCAGCGAAAACTCTGGCGATATGATTTCCGCTTTCACTGGAAGAATGTTGCTTAACAATGAGAAGATAACAAGGTATCAAGCCTCGTTAATTGAATCGAGGTTTGAGACATTCCTACAGCAAGCGGAAGACATAAATGCCATAACCGAAAAGATGATGGAGGATGAATTAAACAAAATCGTCTCGGAGGTCACTGGCTCGAATGAGAGTTATGGATATGGTATGAGTGGCACTTCCTCTTACGGTGGTCGTGTGTCGAAGAACGCTCGCGAACTACTCGAAAACTACCAAGAAATTGCCGGCAGAGAGGAAGAAATACACAGACGCTTTGAGGAGAACACGAGTGAGGCTCAAAAAGCCGTAAACCTCATAAAAGAGGGAAATCAGGAAGAGCTGGATAACGTAAAACAAAAGACAACCACATTCAACATTCTTCTTGGTAAACACAACGAATACCTCAAGGTGCAGCAAAAGATTAAGGATATTGAGGCTCAAGGTGATGATGGCGACAAGGGTGAACTTGAAACATTGAAAGCAAGACTGAAAGTTCTACAGTCTTACGAGGATGAATTAAACACCGTCTCTGATTCTGCATCAAAGTATGCTGAATTTATGAAAGGAGATGGAACTTTCGCTGACTATATTGAGGCTGTCAATATGTCTTTTGATGCGGAGGTTAAGACACTTGATGAGCAACTGGCAGAGTTCAAAGCAAAGAAACTTGAACTCCAGAACCAGATTGTAACAGACAATCCTACAGAGGCTCAAGAGGCAGCAAACAATGAAATAAAAGCCGCAATCGCCGACATTGATGTTGCTGTCCGTGCTGCGGAAGAGAAGCGTAACGAGGTGCTTAATTCTTGGGCTTACTCTTGGAATGAAGCCACAGAGAAAGCCGTCAAGGAATTGAATCTCGATACGGCAGACCAATATATCAAGCGTTATGTTCAGCAACTTGCCGCCGACGGCTCGAAGAATATAAAGGCTCACGGAAAACACTTGAGGGCAAACCAGAAAGAAATTGACGAGGAACTTGAGATGATAAATCGTCTTATTGCCGACGGTCAAGAGGAATTTGTCCGTAACGTCCTCAAGATTTCCGATGAGACGATAGAAAACCTTAAAAAGGTACGAGAGGAAAGCAAGCGTCAAGCCGACCTTATTTTGGGGCCTGAAAAGGATAAGAAAGGTGGTCACGGTAGAGACCCATTCAATGACCGTTTGAATGTCCTAAAGGAGATGTTCTCGGAAGCCCGCAAACTCAACAAGGAGTTGTACGGGACCGCCGTGAGTGCCGACAAGATTGTCACTCAATACAAGAAAGCGTTTGAGGCTGCTTTCGGTAAGACCTCTGGAAACAGAAAAGCAAATGCCTTATGGACTGAAGTCCAGCGTCAGCTTGAGAAGAACTGGAATGGTGGTGAGAACACTCAACAGTTAGTTGAGGCATTAAGGAAGATGAAAGAGTCCGGCTTTGTCGATAAGAAGAATATGCCGGCGTTTGAGAAATTCCTCTCGCAGATGGAGGTTGAAGTTACGCTGTCTGATAGAAAGGACTCTCGTGAGAAGTTCAAAAAGGATTTTGACCAGTGGATGAGCGACCTTAATCTCTCCAAAGAGTTGGAGAAGATGGGTACTCCAGTTGAGTTCTATGAGTTGTTTGGTCTCAAGAAAGATGACCAGACTGTTGCTGTCATCCGTAAGAGGGTCGAGGATTATTACAACACTCTCCGTGATGCAAACGGAAAACTCGGTGACGAGGATGCCAAACAGCGTGAAGAGACGTTGCGTAAACTCGCCGATATGGAGGATAAGGAGAAGAAAGATAGGATGAAGACCTATCTTAAATATGTGATGGCAGAACTGAACGAGGTTGAGAAAGCGTACTATGAGTTTGAACACGCTCGAAACGAAATCAACAAGGCTTTTGGTGGTGATAATAGAGAAAGGATTAGTGAACTTGAAGCCATAAACGAGCAAGAACGCACAGAAGCACAGCAAGCAGAACTCACAAGACTTAAAGAGCAACAAAAAGCACTTGACAATGCTCTCCTCGGTGCTAATCGAGACTTTCAAAAAAAGATTGCAAAAACACGTTGGAACGACCTCAAGAGTTCCGATATGTATACGATGTTGTTCAGCGACCTTGACAACATCGCCGATGAGACGCTTAACCAGATGAAAAAGACGCTTAATGATTTTCTCAATGAACCTGGGATTAAGCAGAATCTTACATCAAGTGAATTGCGTCACATCCAAGAGCAACTTGACAAGATTGACCAGTTGGAGCAGAAGCGTCATCCGTTCAAGTACCTTGCTGATGACTTTAATGTATTCTGGAAACAACTCACTCAAGGTGCAAAGAGCAATGCCATTGAGAAGCAACGCGCCCAACTTGAGAAAGTGGCTAAAATGCGTCTGGAGTATCAACGTCTGGAGGCTCGTGTCGGTGAGGCACAAGCAAATGCTGGTGCTGGTTACGAAAAAGATGAAGCATATCAGGCCGCAAAGGAAGCAGCGGATAAGTATGAAAAAGAATTGAGAGAACAAGAAGTTCAACTTGACGAAGATACAAAAGCAGTCAATCGCTTCCGTCAAGCACAAGAGCGTCTTTCTACCTCTCTTGAAAAAGCCGGAAACGACCTCAAGACGATAACCAATGCCGGAACATCTCTGTACACCAACTGGATGAAGATGGCTGGTCGTATGAATAAGGCCAACGACCAAGTTGTTGCGAGCATTAACCAGATGGCAAACGACGTTGGAGATGCCATCGGTAACATAGCGAAGATTATCGCCTCGGAGGGTTCTGATGTGACGGCTTGGATAGGTCTGGTCGCTTCCATTGGCAGTATCATATCTGATGGTATTGACATTCACGAGGCTACTCTTGACAAAGAAATCAAGGAGCTCGACAAGAAACTCTCCAATATCTCTCGCCGTATTGAGTTGTTTGAAAAGCAGATGGATAGGGCTATGAGCCGTGATGACTATTTCGACAACTACAACAAGCAGATGAATGAGTTGAGTGCGAAATTGAGTGCGTTGCAAGAGCAGTACAATGCCGAGGCGAAAAAGAAGAATCCAGACAGCGAGGCTCTTGAGGGTTATCGTGCTTCGATGGATGAGGTGTATGAGGAGCAACGTGCATTGCGTGAGAAGATGACGCAGGAGTGGGGCGGTATCGGTGAGAGCAGTTGGCGTTCTGCCTCCGAGGAGTTTGTTGACGCTTGGATGCAGGCGTTCCAAGAGACTGGAGATGGCTTGAGTGGATTGCAGGACAACTTTGATGAGTTTGTCAAGAATCTGTTCAAGAAACAAGCCACGATGCGTATTGCCAATATGATGCTCCAGCCGTTGTTCGATATGATAGACCAAGCGACCGAGGACGGTACGTTTACTCGCAGTGAGTTGGATGCCGTGCGTCAGAGAGCGGCACAGATATTCCCAGAATTGAACGAGGCTCTGAAAGGCCTGTGGGAGGAACTTGGTGTCGGTATGGATGCAACTGACACTCTGTCTGGTTTGCAGCAGGGTATACAAGGCATTACAGAGGCTACAGCAGAGGTTATTGAGGGTTATCTCAACAGCATACGTTTCTTCATTGCGGAAGACAATATGATGCTGCGTCAAATCCGCGATGCCGTGGTGTCTGGAACGCAGAGTGCGTCGTATGCAATCTTGAGCCGTATAGACGAGAATGTGCGTCGAATCTGGGATAAATTGAGCGACATTACGATGCCGAACCAGACGGCTAACACGATGGCTGTACGAATCGTTTCGTAAAAAAGTTTGTTCGGTAGTAGACTAAAAGTGCGATTAGACCATTTGTAAGTGAAATAAAATTAGTATTTTTGCAACTTGAAAGAGTGGCGTTTTTAACGCCGTAAATATTAAAAATATAACGATATGGGTGTAAAAGATTTAGGCTCGAACATGCGTATATTCAGAAAGTTGACCCATCTGTATATTACGCCCTACATCAACGAGGACACGGTTGGGTTGACCAAGTACGATTTTCGTGCAATCGTTGCGGATAGTGTTGTCCTTGAGCCGGACGACAACTCTATCAACGCCAAGGAAGCCGAGTTCTACTCCTCGCCGTTGTTTGAGAACGTGCAGTTGGGCGCTGTGAATTTTACGAGCGTTTGCATTGATTTTCAGAACGACGTTCTCAAGGAAATTTTCGGCTTTGTGGAGGATGACGGTGTTCTCCTCGCTCCGTCGGAGTATCACGACCGCTGGGCTGTTGTGGAATTGGAGTTCCAAGACCGCAATCTGCCTAATGTGGTGATACCGAAACTGAAACTGAACACCAAGGCTGCGTTTGCCAGTATGAAGACTGGTTCTGCCGAGGGTACAATCCAAGGAAAGGCAGAGCAGCAATCGTTCACTGTGTATGTGGACGATGGTCAAGGCGGTACTGACACCGTGCTTGGAACGTCTACGGTGTTCTTCCTGCCGGTCAATGCACAGAACTACGATGTACGTTCAGACTACGGCTATATGCTGTGGGATAACAACGTCGCGATGCTGTGGGATGACGGCTCGAATGTGTTGAACTAAAAACATAAATTTTCAAGAATATGGCTACAAAAGTAACATTCACCAAAAACCCGACAAACGGTCGCTACGAATACTCGTACACGAGTACGGGCGACGAGATTGTCATGCAAGTGGACTTCGGCTCTGGTGCAACCAATCCGTCGGAGTGCTACGTTGATGTGCTTGCTCGCACGTCCAGCGATATGCCTTATGTCCGCGTAGAAAACGTGGATATGTGGGGTGGAAACAGCAAGATGTTCCGTCTCGACATTCCCGCTGGTCTTTCGGTTCTGTTGCAGGCTTTTCTGCCGGTTGAAGATGCGGAGTACATCACAGTCGAGTAGAGAAAACCATTTAGTCTAACCAACGTAAAGCAGGAGAAATCACAAAATGAGAAAAATAGGTTTGCGAAAAGTGTCGTTGGCAGCGGTTAAGACCCGCCGTATCGGTGTCGGATTCGGTGAAGATGTCAAGACCGTTGTGGAGCAAATCATGCTCCTGTGGGATGACGGTTCGCCTATGCTGTGGGATGACGGTAGCAACGTCGTGGCTGGTCAGAAACGTGTCGTACCGACCGAGCCGACAGTGCTTCTGTTCGACAACGGCGATACTGTGTGCTTCGACGATGGCAGTCGCGTCATTGGAGGGTACAGAAAAGTCCGATAACCACGCTGGGAGGCTGTATCTCGACAACAAGAAAAGTAACAAAGTAAGTTTAACCAACATTAAATTAAGCAATTATGGATGTAAAAATCAAAGACGCTTCGTTGATTGATGCCCTTTCTCCGACCGTCGTGTTTCCGTTGTCCGACGGAAGCAATACTCCGAAGAAAGCGAGTGTCGCACAGCTCGATGCTTATCTCAACGCAGAGTTCCGCAACATCCTTGACATTGCCGCCTTTAACTCGCAGACACAGTATTATGCCAATGATATTGTGCGTTACGAGAACAAGGCTTATCGCTTCATCTCCAGCCATACTGGTGTTTGGGATAGCGAGGATGTCGAGGAGGTTACGATGGCGATGCTGTATGAGAAGAGCGAACAACTCAAGTACAAGGAGTTCGTTTCTACCTACGGCGCTCTCAATCTGATGACAACCGCCACGTCTTCGAGTTGGGCTGCTTTCAAGTCCTATCTCTCGACCAGACAGACAGCCGGCAACTATGCCAACTATGCCCCTTGTCAGGTGGCTGATGGCTCTGCCAGCAACAAAATCCACATGGCGCTTGTCACCTATGACAGTAGCCTCGACGCTCTGCTTTGGGTGTACAAGGATGCTCTGTATGCTCGCTTCCTTGGTACTGCTACCAGCAAGCTGGTCTCGTTCAGTGCTTCGGATGCACAGTTCATCCACGAATCTTTCGGTAAGTACGATGCTGTTTCGTCTGTCACCCTCACGCAGGGTACGAGCGGTAAGTACGTCAATACCGGCGGTACTGAAACCTCCAATGCCAACTACGGCATTTCGGATGCTATCACTCTCAATATGGGTGATATTCTTCTCGTGCCGAGTGCTTCTGCCGTCGCTGCCGAGTGTTCGGTGGTGAGCCAGAAAGAGACCCGTACCTATGAGAAGCCTATCGTCTATACACTCACTTACGACGAGCAGGGCCGCGTCGCCACTGCCACTGCCGACTATGACCCGACTCTGGTGTACACCTACACCTATGACGAGGAGGGTCACGCCACAATCACCATCGGCGGTACGACCGTTGCTTCTCTGCCTACCACCCACACCGTCACCGAGAACTTCTATGTTCCTCTGGTGCGTCAGAGTGTCGCTGCTATGCCGAGTGCTGGTTACTATGTGTACCTCGCTCCGCAGGCCCTCACCGTTGTCATCTCCGGCTTCACCGCTACCGTCAACGGTGGTGTGTGCAAGAAAGTGGGTTGGGGTATCTTCAAGAACATCGCCAGCAACTTCGTCGGAGCTCTCGCCCAGAGAACCATTGCCGAAGCTTTTGCCAATCTTGATGCCCGCGTCGCTGGTATCGAGAAGAGCATTGAGAACGGCTTTGCCTCTCTCTCCGTCCAGAGCCTCCGTGTCAATGGCGAGATGAATCTGCGCCTCCGTGGTGGCGATGCTATCCTCAAGGCTGCTGGAGCTCCCTCTTCCTCTGTTGCTCCCGCCGAATGGGATGCTGAACGCTACGGTGCCTGGACTGGTGTACCTCTGTTCATCGGTCAGACCTATTTCGACACGACCAACAAGGTCTTCTACGATGCCACTGGTGTTTCTGCCGTGACTGACTGGAAAGCCAGAACCAACGCCTAACGAAAAGAAAGGAGAAATAAACAATGGCAAACATTTTCAAGTATGCAAGTAAGGCAGCCTACAACGCTGCTACAGACCGTCCAGTCAACGAATCGTCCGTCTCTTTCGACGGCGGTGAGATGCACTATGACGGCAAAAATCCCATCACTCCCCTCAAGCAGTGTGACGGCGTGAACATCGTTCTGCTTGACCCGACAACCAAGCAGAAGTACGGCGTTCCCGTAGCCGAGTACAATGCCGCCAGTCTCGACCCTCGATTCACCGTCGTTGGTGTGATGTTCGGCAAAATCCTCGGTAAGTGCATCATTATGCACAAGACCGCTGCAAGCAGAATGTGGGGTCAGAGTGGCTTCTACAAGCTCACTCCGTCGGATTCCGGCTCGTTCCATTGGACTGTGACCATCAACGGTACTGCAAAGAGTGGCGATGTCACTTGGACGAGCGATGCTGTTGCTACAATCGTCAGCCAGATTAACGCTGTCGTGAGCGGTCTCGCCGTGAACAAGGGTACTTATGTCGGTATCGCCGTCAACACCTATTCCGCAAGTACGTTCACAATCTCCAGTGACAGCGGTGTCGAGTATGAAGACCTCTCGAAACAGTGCTGGGTCGATGGTGTCAAACAGACTGAAGTCCATCGCGGATGGCAGAATACTGCTGTCGGAAGCCTCTCGCTCGGTCTCACGAGTTTCATCGCCGCGAACACCGTTCAGTACAGCAAGGCTGGGTACAACAACTCATACCGTTGCGGTGCTAACTTTGCCAAATGGAAATCGTGGGCTTCTGCGAACGGTAATGCCAGTTATGTAGCGGAAAGTGCCGTTGACATTATGAAACAGACGGCTTTCGCCGCTTGTGCTTCTGGCTCTTCCGACGCACAGGCCTTGTACGCTAAATATAATGGCGATTACGATGCTTACCTCCGTGCGCACATGATTAAGGTCGAAGATGTACACGCCGGTGGTGTCGAGTACATTGGCTACGGTCGCGGTCTCGAACAGACCAAACTACTCGCCTCTGTGATGACCCTCGACCTCGACGGTAACAAGGTCGCTGCTTTCCCCGCCGCCTATTACGCTGCTACTGCCTATGTCAGTGGTGACGATGCTCTGGCTGCTGGTAAGTGGCAGATGCCGAACAACACCAACCTCGGTATGTTTATGGAGGACACGACCTATGCTCTCGTGCGTTCTGCCTTGAGTAAGATAGGTGGTACGGCTCTGTCGAATAGCGACTATATTTGGTCTGTGTCAGAGTTTGGCAGCTACACTGCTTGGTTTTGCCATGGCGGCATTGGCGGTGTCGACAGCAACTATAAGTACAGTTCGTGTTCTGTTCGTCCGCTCCTCGCCCTCGAAGTCTAACCTTAAACCTTTCCCTCTTGGGGTCTGTCCTTGAAAGACAGACCCCATACTCGGAGGGTTGAGAACGAGCAAAGAAATAAATCTGAATAAGTAAATCAAACGAATATGGCTAAAGGTGCTGACATAAGAAACCTTGAAGTTTATCAAGACGCTATGATACTTGAGCGTATGACGTACCGCACAGAACACAAGATAATGAACAAGTACAAGAAACTTTGGAAAGACATTATCGAAGAGGCTTCGGCAATCTGTGACGGTATAAGTGACGCTTACTATATGCCAAAGGAGAACTTTGAGGGTAAGTACGACGCGGCCTGCTTTGCTATGAGCCATCTGGTACGCCTTGAGCGGAAGTTGGATATTGCCAATTCTCCCGACGTTCAGACGATTAGCAATGATGTTCGTGCGAAATACGACATCCAGATACACAAAGTTAGGATAAATCTGGAGGGGTGGTCAAACTCACTCCGCAAAAAAATATCGGAATCAGTGAGGCAGATTTCTGCGGTAACGCCCGTGGAAGAGACCTCTCGTTAATGGGGATGCACAACAAGCAAAAACTTATTCGTTGCAATGCAAAAATTATTTATGCGACATACGAGTAGAACTTGTCAGAACAATATGTGCAACATACATTGGTCTGTGTCAGAGTATAACAGCAACAATGCTTGGTATTACAATGGCAACAATGGCAATGTCAACAACAACAATAAGAACAATTCGTATTCTGTTCGTCCGCTCCTCGAACTTTACCGAGAAAACGACCACATGCTGATGGATTATCCTATTCCCTATGATTATGTACTCTATTGCTACTATCTTTGTAGACGCAAGAAAAGACGCAAACCGTCGCAGTTGATATTTGAGATGTATCGCTGCGAGGGTTTGATTGAACTGTGCCATCAAATAAATCTGATGTGTTTGAAGATGAAAAGAAGCATTGCCTTTATCATCTCACAGCCGAAATGGAGAGAGGTTCTTGCAGCCGATTTCCGCGACCGTGTGGCACAGACAATTCTCGTGCAGAAGATACTGCCGATATTCGAGGCATACGAGAGCAAGGATTCCTACTCGTGTCGTGTAGGGAAAGGTGGTCTTCGTGCCGCGTATCGGTTCAAGGAGTATCTGCGACAAGTCAGCGAGAACTATACGAAAGACTGTTATGTCTTCTCGTTTGACTTTCAAGGGTTCTTCCCAAGCATCGACACAGCCTTTTGGACTCCTCGTGTTGTGGATTTCATCGACAAGCACTATGAGGAGGCTGATTGGGAGGTCGTGGAGTATCTTGCAGAGACAATCTACCGCCATCGCCCGCAGTCCGACTGCGTGAAGAAATCACCAGAGTGGATGTGGAAGCATATTGAGAAGAGCAAGTCGCTCGTCGGTAGCACCTCTCCAGTAGGTCTGGCGATAGGCAACGTCACGTCGCAGACACTTGCAAATTTCATAACGACCGAGTTCCTCAAGTTGTTGGAGGAGCTTGGTATTCGCTTTGTATGTTACACCGATGACATCAAAGGTGTGGTTGTACACAAGCGAGAGTTCTTGAGCTTGCTGCCTTTCTTCCGCGAGTTCTGCTGGCAGCGGATGCGTCTTCGTCTTCATCCAAAGAAGTTCGATATTCAACACTACTCGAAAGGAATCCGTGTCGGTGCGTTCAAGGTACGCTTCGACCGTATTCTGCCTAATGACCGTATCGCTCACAACTGGCTGTACAAGATGCGCCGTTTCGCCGACCTTGTGTCGAGGTCGCCGGAGATGGTGTGGCAGTTCAAGGACAAGGTTGTCAGCGTATGCAACTCATATCTTGGATTACTCAAGTGGTGCAATTCATACCGTCTTCGGACGCAAGGTGTGGATATGCTCAAGAACAGCGAGTGGTCGAAGTATATAGAGTTCGACAAAGACAATCTCGTGGCACACACTTTTAAGAAATACACTGAAAATGCTGTGGTGATGAGACAGACACGGGAGAGGAAACGTGAATTTGAACTACAAATGGCAATGGCTGCATAAATAAATGATTGTTAAACAAAAAAAAGTATACAAATATGGGTAAAATTGAGCAATTACGCCAGTTGGAGAGCGAACAGGTGTCTCTCCTGGCCACAATGCAGAAGAGCGATGCTCACGCATTGAAATGCACCAAGTTGGGATTGAATTTCGCTGAAACCTATCCCGATGATGAAGCCGAGTACATCGCTGCTCGCGAGACCTACAACACCAACGATGTAGCCATTGAGGAACTTCGTCGGGAGATTGAGGAGGAGGAAGCCGAGAAAGGCGGCGACCACGAGCCGATGCACGAGGAGGAATAAACAATGTTTAACCAACTAAAACGTATCAAAATGGCACGAAAGAAAAACACCGATAAGAAGACCGAGACTGCCGAGGTCAAGACCCCTATTGTTGACGAGAAGCCGGTTGTGGAAACAGAGACCGAGACCGCTCCCAAGGTAGAGGAAGAGACTCCAGTCGAGGCTGCTTCTCCAGAGGTCGCCGAGGCTCCTGCCGCCGAGGAAGAGACCAAGGAAGAGAAGCACGAGTACACCGAACAAGGCGAACTGGTCATTGCTGCCGTTGAGGATGGTCTGGTTGTCATCCGCTCCAACGTCGGAATGGTCAAGAACCTTGAGACCGGCGAAATCCGTGATGCCTGGATTGTCAAGCGCAGTGCTGTCAACTTCTACGCTTCCGTGGCGTAACTGTCAATGGAAAGGAGGTAGGCACTATGCAACTTGACTGGAACACAATCATCACGACACTCATCTCTGGTGGCTTCTTGTTCACGCTGTACGAGACCATTAAGTACCGCAAGCAGAACAAGACCATCAAGAGTAGTCAAGCAACTCAATCGAATGTCGAGGCTCAAAAAGCCGAGATAGAACTTGGTAATCTCTACAAAGAGGAAATGCTGAAAGTCATTGACTTGTTAAAGAAATCACAGACGGAGAACACTGGAAACCAAGAGGAGATGAAGAAGATGCTCACTCTCATTGACAAACGGGTTGACAATATGGAGGTTCTTCTCGCTGCCGTTGTCAAGTACCTCAACGGCAATTTCCAGCAATTCCTTGCGGAGGAAACCAGAAAAGCAAGGGAGGCCCAGCAAAATGAGACCGATAAATGAAATCATCATCCATTGTACTGCCACTGCCGAGGGTAAGGACTACACGGTAGACCAAATCCGACAGTGGCACGTCAAGGGAAACGGCTGGAAAGATATAGGGTATCACTATGTCATCTACCGTGACGGTAGCATCCACGCGGGAAGACCCATCGACCAGATTGGTGCGCATACGACGAACCACAACACTGGCACGATAGGGGTCTGTTACGTTGGAGGCTGTGCTGCCGATGGCAAAACTCCGAAAGACACCAGAACTCCCCAACAGAAAGCCGCCCTCGTGGAGTTGGTTCGCTCGTTGAAGACCGTGTTCGGTATTTCAAAGGTGAGCGGACACCGCGAGTATGCGGCAAAAGCCTGTCCGTCGTTTGACGTGCAGGCTTGGAGGAGAGAGGTAGGTTTGTAAGAGCGTTTACTTGCCTATATATTTCGCCGAGGAGGGGTTACAGAAAGTAACCCCTTTCGGTTTCTATATGGCTTTGATTTCCGTGTAGATACGCTGATACTTTTTCTGGTTCTCGACGATGTACTTGGTATCGGCGACACGCATTTGGACGTTGCGTGACGTGCGGTTGAACATCTTTGCGAGGACACCGAAAGACACCTCAAGGTCGCAGTGGAGCATATACATCATCATATTTCTTGCTCCAGACACTTGCTTTGAATTGTTCTTGTCAAGCACTTGCTCGAATGTCACCTTGTAGTAGGTGCAGACTTGGCGTTTGACGTTCTCGATTTGCTCTTCCTTGGTCATAATATTGTGGTTTACGATTCTTTCTGTGATGTCAGTTGGTTGTAGTACAACTGTACTCCATCCTTGTACGAGTCTGGGTGGTTGGGATTCCAGATGTCAATGGCTTTGTCGTGGTCGTGGTCTGGGTTGTGGTGGTTCTGAATGATGTTCCATATCTCGACCGACACCTCCTTTGACCAACAGTCTTCGTGGTGGTATCTCTCTCTGCCGAGGATGCGGTTTGCCTCGTTGACGCATATAGGACGTATCTGTAGGAAGCCTATCGCGTCACCGTTGCGAGCCGTTTCCGACCACCTTGACTCCTGCATTGCCACAGCGAGGGTGAAAATTTGCCATTCTACGCTGTCTTTTATACATTTGGTAAGAATACCCTCAACCTCATCGAAAGACGCTCCAGAGGGTGCAGAAATGGTCTCTGGTTGGGTTCTAACCTCTTGGATGAGCGGTGATAGTATGTGAGGCAGTAGAAAGAACGCCGCAATGCCGATTAAGATGATGACAAGTATTGTTTTCATTTTACGTTTCATTTTTCGAGAGGATAGCCGTCGGTGTCGAGACCAACGAGGATTAACTCATTCGCATAAGGCAGATGACATATCCAGTCGCAGAATGTATGCCACATAGGTAGGCGGTGGTTGCGTCGCCACTGGAAGATGTGACGGAGGCACTGGTAGGAGAAGAAGTCAATCTTCGTGTACTTGTAGCCAGCCGGCACTTGGTCTCGTGCAGCCTCCAGTTCCTCGCCAGAGAGACGAGCAAAGTCAATGTGCTGCTGTGACGATGAGCAAAGACGCTCGTGACCGTGACGGTAAGTCTCAAGCTCGCCGAAGAAGTACATCGGTGCGGTGATTTTCGCATAGGCGATGATGCCACGGAGAACCTTTGCCTCGCAGTCGCTGTTCTTCTGGAGGCACGATGCGAGATGTAGGTCTTTCTCGTTGAGCGTTACGTCGGTGATAGTTCCGAGGCAGTTTCCGTTGACCGACATCTGGAAATTGCTTTCTGTACGACATTCACGACCTTTTGGGAGGCGCAGAGCCTCGAAAGCCGAGCGGAAGCCAGCGACCTCCAATGTCTCGATTTCAATTCTGTTTCCTTTGAAATTTTCCATTTTATCCTATTGTTTGTTGGTTATCAAATACTGAATTTCCGTTGACCATTGACAATTTGAACTCGTACACCCAGACCCAAGGATTGCACATCCAAGTGCCTTTGCCGGACACTCTGTCGATGAGGTCTGCGAAAGCGTCTCTGATGGTGGCGTACTCGAATGTCGGCACAAAGCCACAGCCGTGGGGATAGCCGACTTTCTGTGTCTCAATGAAATCAAGAGTACCCTCACGGTAGCAATCATCGTCCGAGATGTCTTGCATCTTCTCGATACGGATGTTGGTTATCTTGATGCGGGTAGGCATAAGGTGAGACGAGACGAACATCTTGTTGCTGTAGCCGGCGACATCGCGGTAATCACACTGGTGATACTTGTGGTAGAGTGTGTAGTTTTGGATGCGTTGTTCGAGCTCTGGGTGCTTGAACACGACATCGCGGTAACACTCTGACACGGCTATTTCCTCGCCTACGGAATAGGCTGGATAAAGACGGAATTTTTCTATTCCGTCCATCGTTGACAGAACAGCACAGATAGGCTGGTTGCCAACCGGCTGTTCTATCTTGAGGACAAGAGGCTCGCTTGTGTTCGGAATCTTGATAATACGCCTTGTGATGTTTTTCGTGCCTATCTCAACGGCGTTGTGCAGACCGAGAGGCTTGCTGAACATAATACCATTCATTCCTTTTCCTCCATTTCTGTTTTGAGTTCCGTTATTCTATACCACACATCACTCCACTTTCCGCTTTCAAGGTCTTCGAGAATGATTTGCTGTTTTCCAGAGATGTTGTTCGCTTTCGAGAACATCTCAATATAGCGAATATTCTCCATCGACCTTTTTTCTTCGACGGATAGTTCTGATGCGAGGTGTGCGATATGGATGGCTTTCTCAAGGTCTTCAATGCCGTTCTTGTTCTTGTATCGGAGAATGTAACGTGCTATTGAGGACTGGAAGTAATCCCACCGAGTAGCGGCGAACAGTTCCACTGGCTGAATAGTGAAATCCTTGTAGTGGCGACCGCCGACCTGTTTTTGAAGCGAGTTATTCATTTTTGTATTCTCATTTGTTATGGGGAGCGACTTTCAAGGTCGCTCCCCGAAGTTTAGAAGATTTAAGACCGACTAATGGGCGAGGAGCGGACGAACAGAAAACGAATTGTTCTTAGAGTACTTGCCGACATCGCCATAGATGCCATAGTAACACCAAGCAAAGTTGCTGTAACACTCTGACACAGACCAAAAACAGTGGTCGTTCATAGGCTCTCCGCTCACCTCTTCGAGGAGTTTGTCAACCTCATCCTTATAGGCGGCGATGATGTGGGCCTGCTTGTAGTTGAACGTGGTGAGACCTTTCTCCTTGAGGAGTTCCATCATCTCTTTCCACTCATACTGTTTGTCGTGACCGCCGAGGTTCTTGAGCGAAAGACTGAAGTCTTCGTCGAGGGTCTTGATGCGGATGCCGATGGGGTTTTTGTCCTCATCGTACACAACCGACACCGGCTTGTCGTTGCACTGGTGGCAGTGGCACGTTGGCTCTGGCTTCTCGACAACGAGAGGCTGGCTCATAGGGGCGTTGGTGTGGATTTCCACACGGTCATTGTTGCTGGTCGTGACAACGACCATTTCGGGGTTTACTGTAACTTTCAAATCCATTTTATTATTGTTGTTAAGGGTTAAACTTCATTTTCGTATGCGTCGTGACCGCAGAACGGACATAAGCCGTCGTTAAAGTGGTCTACATACTCTTCTCCGCAAGAGGTGCAGCGGACAATATCAATCTGGTTCTCCGGCTCATCGTCGACCTCTTTAAGGTCGCAATTCTGGTCGTACTCCCAGCCGACATCTGGCTCTTTACGCTGGAGGATGGCTTCTGCCTCCTCGACAGCACTTTCTTCATCGTTGACTGCTACCACAACCGAGCGGTATGCGATAAAATCAACTCTTATTTTCTTCATCATTCCCATTTTGTTGTTGTGTTTGAGGGTGTAACTTGTCGTATCGTTTCATTCGAGGGCAGTTGGTTGTGGCCGTGCATCCGATAGAGATGTGCGTCACTCTGTTGGGCGACCATCCGCTGAAATAACCGCAGATGCCACTACCGTCGCAATAATGCTTGCATTTGTAGCGATAATATTCGCGGTCTGCTGATTCTTTTATTTCTGCCATATCATTTCTTCTTTTTCTTTGGCATATATTTGCCGTTGAACAACATTATCCAGAAGAGACGGAACTTTGTCTTTGCTGCTGCGACCTTGAGTTTCGTTCTCTGGCGTTTGTAGAAACGCTCCATCTCGTTTTGCCAGCGAGTGAGTTCTTGGTAAGCCAACTCCACCTCCTCGAAAGACATGTGGAACGGGTCAACGACTCTGCCAGCATTACGGAAGTGGAGGGATGTACGAGAGCCTTTTGTCTTGATGATGAACTGGTACTCTGTGAGAGACCATCTTTCGTTGCGTTTATTTGCCATATTGTTGAGTTTTTTTGTTAGAATGAGCCAGCGTTCTGTGTTTCCTTTGCCATCTTCTCCAAGTCATCTTTCATCCTCTGGATTTTGGCTTTCTGGTGCTTCATCTTCTCTATCTGCTCTGGAGAGTATGGACGGAAGCCCATGCACCAATGCTCGTAGTTTACGTTATGGGTGTTCTCACCAAGCAACGATAACTCATAGGAGTAGTCGTACCACTTGACGATTTGGTCTTTCGGCTGGTCTGTGTCGATGTCGTACCGAATATCGTCGAAGTTGAAGTACATATCGCCAACAAGTACGATAGTACCGATACCTTTCTCCCCACCAACCCAGTCGGACGGGTCGTAATGGTAATCGTGCTTGGTGCAGAACGCCATCATA